CAACACATTATGAACAACAATTTCAATCTCGACAGCATGCTGTCAAACATCGCCACAGGCGCTAAGACAATCGAAACCCTCCAAGCTACAGGCCTCGATTGGCACGTAAACAAGGTACAACTCTACACCCCCGACGGCACGCCTGTCGACAGCGCGTGGGCCAACCAACGGGCCGACAACGGCGCCGTGCTAGGCGTCATGTCAGAGCAGTACGCGGTGTTTCAGAACGAAGAACTAGCTGAACTATGCGAGGCCATTGCAGGCGAGTTTGGCTACAGCATTCACAAGGGCGGCGCTCTGAACGGCGGCAAGAAAGTCTACCTGCAACTATCGGCGGGCAGCGTTACCGGTATCGGTGACAACAACGACCGCGTAGAAAAGTACGTGACCGCTCTCAACTCATTTGACGGCAGCAGCAGCGTTTGCTTCGGGTCGCTAGGCTACACCATTAGCTGTCAGAACACCTTCTACAGGGCAGCCCGCGACAAGGCCATGAGCCGCGTACGCCACACCTCTAGCATGCGCGAACGTATTGAGGCAGCTAAGCAGCAAATACTCGGTATAGTGAAGGCCGACGAGAGCCTGTACGACACGTTCTTCAAGATGGCTAGCGCCCCGATGACGCCCGAGATTGTGCGCAGCGTGGTGCAGCAGTTGACCGACGTCGACATTACCAAGACCGAGAAGTCGATACGCGCCGACCACAGCGCCCGCAAGTTTAACATTGCTAGCGACCTACTCGACAGCATACGCCGCGAGACTTCATACAAGGGCGGCTCGCTGTGGGGACTGATGAGCGGGGTGACTCACTACACCACCCACAAGGCCTCGGCTCCTAACCGCGAGAACGGCCGTATCGAGGCTAAGATGACAGGACAGGCAGGCGCAATGGACGCGCAGGCCTTCGACATTCTCGCTAAGATTGTAGCCTAGGTAAACTGACGAGTCTTCAATAGACGAAACTACAGGGTGACAGCCTGTAGTCTTTACCAACAACATACAATACCATGTTACACAACGAACACCTAAGCAAGGCGGACGAATCGTACGAGGTCCGCCACGACAACAACGGCAACGCTATCCATGTATTCATCAAAGATGGCGAGGCAATCATCTTCCCTAGCCTGCATGACTTTGTTATGCGCGTCTACTACGGCAAAGAGGTCGAGCGCTTCTACCTCGAAGAGGCTAGTCTAGACGCCATGTACGACGAGAGCGCATACGATTACTACACACTAAAATCAATTTACAGTCATGAGTAACACTGAAAGATTCGCTCGCATATGCAGCGCAACAAACGAGGGCATGAACGAGGGCTACCTGTTCGAAGAGAACCTCATGTACTTCATCGATGAAGGTGACGCAATCAATTACGCTAACGAGATTGGCTACGCCGACCTCGACGAGGCGTACGATGACGGCGCCTACTGCTACACCGAATGGGATTGGGAAGACGAGGGCGAATGGTATGAGAAGCACGACGGCGTATGGTACGAGTGTACCAATGCCGGCAAGGTACCCGTCGACATGAGCAGCAACCTATTTTGGAAACAATAAACACAACAACATGAACCCAAGATTCGAAATGTACACGACGGCAGGCGATATAGCCTGCCAACGTCTAGTCGATGCCCTAGTTGAGCGCATCAATGGAGACAAGTTTATCACCGAGCATGAGCTAGACGCCAAGCTAATGAGCCTGCTAGATGCCCTCAAAGAGAGGCACGGCGAGGTAGTTCTCACCGAGCCCCGCTACCACATCCGCAAGGCCGTTAACAGAGCTCTAAAGGCTAGAGGCTATGGATACGAAATCGATTTATAAACCATACACAACACAACAATGTATAGAATCACAATGACGCGCATGACCTCGGGAGAGGTTGTGTACGACAGGGAAATCAGCGGCTACACCAAGGCCTACACCCTCTTCAATGAAATGTGCGACGAGCGCTCGTACGAGGTACGAGAAAACCCCATGGAAGGCACCTACTACGGCGGCGGCCATGGGCACGACTTCATGATAGAGCTGTCAGTCGATGACGAGGACAGCGACGATACACAATACCAACCCTTTTAAACACAGCAAATGAAAAGAGCAATGCTATTCATGGCCGTAGTCACAGCAATGCTGTGGCTCGGCTCTTCCCTAGACAAGGAAGTACTGCTGCACGAGTGCGTACAGCAAACCGACGGCAGCGACCTCGAATGCGACAGCTGCTATAAAGCAATCTACGGAACATACCCAACACACTAAACAACACAGCAAAATGATTAACACACATCTAAGTGCCTGCACGGCAAAAGAACTGATAGGCCTCAAAATTATCGAGGTCGACTTAACCTCCATAAAATTAGAGAACGGCATCCGTATCTATCTAAGCGAGGACGAAATCAAACACCTTAACAACGAATACTAACATGAACCAAGAGTACATGGGAATCAGCGGCAAGGTTAGCCATGACCCCGAATTAACTAAGCAGTACAACGCCCTGCTCCAGCAGCTAGGCACGGAAGGTATGCTCGTCCTCATCGAACGATGGATGGATGACGAAGACCTCAATTCAATAATCAAGTACAACGACAACTACTAAACACAACAACGAAATGAAAATACTATTCTTCGCGGCCATGGTGGTCGCACAGCACTGCGCCGAGACGCGCTTCAAGGAAATGCAGGACGAAGGCACAATCGTTTACGAAGGCGAGGACGAGGATACCGGCAGATCGATGTACACCCTCTTCCTGCCCGACACCACGATTCAGTACGCGTACGAGGCCGAGGCCATGCAGTACATCAAGACAGGAACATTTCAATACAACGACTTCTTAAAATAACAACAACATGAACAACGGAATCAAACCATTCGAGGTTGTAGAAGGCAACCTCAAGGCAGTAAAGGACACAAGCGATTGGTCGAATGAAAATATGTGGACACTCTACATAAAAAGTAATCACGGCTATTACGAACACGTTCAATGGATGAACGTGTATAAAATCCAACAATTCTTCAAAACAAAGCTACCCGTTTACAAATCAAAAAGTAATCGTAACGCTCAATATGAACTAGTACAATAAACACAACAACATGGACAGACAGGAAAAACTCAGAAGGTACGACAACATCATGGCGGTGCTTGTCGTGTTAGCGGTGGCAGCCATGCTTCTCGCATCATGCTCAACACAACGCGGCTCATGCCGGCCGCACGCGCCAACCAAGACGCCCGAGAATTGGACTAGCGCACCAAACCGAAACTGCGGTTGGGCTTATTAACACTCATTAACAAGCGGGGGTGGTATGCGGTACGTATATTGCCCCCGCATTTAAACAACACAACAACATGAAAGACATCACGCAATTCAACCATTGGGGCTTTGCCGAATGGATTAACGACACCTGTAAACAGCAGCGCAATCAGACGCTAAACGCCAACGTCTACTACGACGAGGACAACGGGTGCTATTACGTAGACCTGCACAACGTGGACCTGCTAGACGAGTCTGCCGCGCTCGAGTCGTTCAACTACATGGACATTCCGGAAATTCAACACGACATTGCCGAGGCCATAAATCAGATGCCAATATTTATAAACCTAATACGCAAAGACCAATGAACATACAAGGATATGACGCTTGGAAATTGTCCAACCCTTGGGACGACGGACACTATGGCGAGGAAGAAACTACCCCTATTGTGGAGGCATTTACGTTTAAGTACCGCAACCACGGCTCGTGGACTTACGGAATGATTACCGACGATGGATACGACGTGAGGGTTCACCGGTACGCTGGCTCTCCGAGCATTGATGTCAACCAAATGAATCCAACCATGGAGGAATTGGAAGACACAATCCACGCAATCAAACTGCGATTCTCAGACTACGCAGAAACTGACTTCGAAGAATTCGAAGAGCAGTACAAAGAGGTGCGTCAACTAATAGACAGAATTGTTAAGATATGAGACGCGTAATTGACTACCTAGCATTCACCCTCATGATGTGGCTCCTAAAAGACATTGACAAATGATACTAGACTACAGGGCAGGCGACGACATTGTCGCAATCAAAGACCACTCACAGGGTATATACAAAAAGGGCGATGTGTTCACAGCTATAAGCCTGCAAAGGAATGGCTGTGGATGCATCATACTTGTGGACATAGGATTGAAATCTGACAGGCCGTTTACCCAATGTCCTGTATGCAGAACCAATGACGAGAAGACCGACAACATATGGTGGGTCGAGGCTCGCGCATTCCGGAGACTACTCTCCCGATCGGAGGAGGAAGACCTCGCAGACGTGCTTGCAGAGGTGTTCCAAGAGGAACTAATTAGCCTTAATTAACAATAAACAATAGGGCAATCAACATCTTACACTATATTTGTAAAAGCAATGGCAACACTATTCAAACTCAAAGATGGCTACGAAATGGTTACCAATTCACGTGACATTTACGCCATTAGTTACACCGGCAGGACAATTAAGTACATCGGCAGGGGCACGGCAGACTACAGGTCGCGTGGCAGGAAACTGCGAGACATCCCGCCCCAAATCAGACAGACATTTTTCGACATCCAAAGACACAAATCAGAAATCTAAAACAACAACACCAATGAACATTGAACAAATTTATCAAGGCTATGGCCTATCAAGCGAAAACGAACTATACCGATACTTGGTAGAAAGTTATTTCAACGGCCAACTAAAACAGGCCAAAGACATATTCAGCAAGATTAAAGACATCAACTCGATGAAGTATAACTACATCGAAACCTTTGTAGAAAATCTTGCAGTATGGTTTGACGAAGAGACAGCTAAAACAATAAAGAAATTCTTTAATATATAACAACATGAATTGGAACCTACAACAGCTATGGAATGAATGCGTTTATTCCCAACAGCGTGCCCTAGAGCCACGCGACTACTGCTACGCGTCAGAAATCGGACAGCCACTAGTTGACCGGTATCTGAAGATGAAAGCCGTCACACCTACCAACCCACCGAATATGCGAAGCCTTCGCAAGTTTGAGGCGGGTAACCTTGTCGAGTGGGTAGTACGCTACGTTCTCGAACGTGCAGGACTCATCAACAATACCCAAGAACGTGTGATGGTCGAGTACCCTAACATGCTCAAGGTATCGGGTCGATTGGACTTCTTAGCCGGAGGCAAGATTGACATCGAACGTGCCAAGCAAGACATCACCTCATCCCATCTGCCGGAATCCATCCAAGCATCCTCCCTGTACATCGCAGAGAAACTATACGAGAAGTTTGGTGACAAGGAATTGGAAAAGAAAGTACTCGAAATTAAGTCCTGCTCATCCTTCGTGATGGACATGATGGAGAAAACTGAGAAGCCGATTAAACACCACAGGCTTCAGCTGTTCCACTACATGAAGGGGCTTGGACTGAATGGAGAGTTAGTATACATCTGCAAGGACGACCTCCGGATGATGTGCTTCCAGTACGAGCCTTCTGCTGATCTCGAACAGGAGTACCTCGCAGACCTTGCGGGAATCACCCACTACTTCACAGCCAACACTCTGCCCCCGCTTGAGAAACACATCGTAGTGGAGGATGGCAAGTTCAAGAAGAACTTCGGCATCGAGTATTCAAACTACCTCAAGCACCTATACGACTTCGATGAACCACGCGACTACTCAGACTCAGTCAAGTCACAGGTTGCCCGGTGGACTCGCGTAGTTGCCCGATACGCCAAGGGTGAGAACATCACCAAGAAGAACGAGGAGGTACGCAAGGAGATTGAGGATGCTGGCTACAACTTCAATCAGATAGTAGAACAGGCCAAACGATTCGGAGTAACCGAAGAAGAAGAAGAAACAATTTAATAATTCAATACACAAACCAAATGACAATCCAAGTAAGAGTCAGAGTACTGACAACCGTAGACACCGAAGAGGTTAAACTACCCTTCTGTTTTTCAACTAGTGAATACTCATACTCCTGTGAGTGCGTAATGATTACCGAAGACCTTAAAATAGTCAAGGTGTTCTCCGGAGACACACACAACTCCATGAGCATATCACAACGCACAGACGAACAGGTGCAAGAGTATCTTGAAGACATATTCAAGAGGTATAGCATCACGGAAATGACTACCTCTGAGTTTCAAGAAAGAATAAACAAGTTTATATCACAAACAACAGACATCAAATGAAAATAACAATCCAAAAGGGTATAGCCATACCCGCACGCGCAAAGCGCTCAACAAAAAAGTATCCATTTGCCGACATGGAGGTAGGAGACTCTTTCTTTGTCAGAGACACAAAGACTCCGGACAAGACTCGGAACACGATAGCAAGCGCGGCTTCGTACTACAAAAAGAAAAACAAGAGGTATAACTTTTACACCAAGCTGTACGTGACAGGCGTGCGCATATGGAGGGTAGAATGAAACACAATGCAGTAATTACACCACAGGGGGCGTTGCGGATCTACGACCGCCCCCTCTTCGAAGAGGAGGTCAGAGCCATGTCCCGTGACAAGGACTTGGCTGTGACCATCGAAGTGAAGCCAAAGAAACGCTTCCGGTCGGACGTACAGAACGCGTACTACTGGGGCGTTGTCGTGGCCATGATTGCAGACAGGCTCAGAGAACTAGGGCACGACGTGGACAGGGACTTGACACACGAGTTTCTAAAGTGCCGGTTCCTGTTTTCTGAGTTAACAGACCCTAGCACAGGAGAGGTGATGCGCATACCGCGCAAGACCTCTGAACTAGCCACGGGCGAGTTTATTGACTACATTGAACATGTCAAGCAGTTTGCTGCCGAGACGCTAGACATTTACATACCAGACCCTAACGAACAAATTGAAACAACATGATACGGACCACATTTGAAATTGTAGCAAGCGCCCTGTACAACGGCGCCAAGATGTTAGGCATAACCTACAACGAACTGAACGTAATAGTTTACATCCTTGTCATACCCCTAGTTTGGGCGTATATGATAGACAAGGCGCGTAGATTCCATCGGTTTAAGATAGCATATCTAGTCATGGTGCTATTCTTTTTTGGCGGCGGCACCTTTGAAAACAATTGCGACGACGTGTTTATGCTTTGTCAGATATTCCTGTGCCTATTCTACCCCATAGGAATCAACTATACAGCGGCGTCTGTAATATTTTGTGTAATAGTTCCTATATTGTTCCACATATATCTAGTGAAACGTATCAGAAAAATAAATAATGGGGACAAGCTGTCCCTACATAGCCATGAATAGTATCTGCACAATAATCATTTGGGGCGGGATGTACTACGCCACGCCCGATTGGATGGACAAACAAATCCCGGAGTGGATGTGGTCTCGATACGAGATACTAATCTATCCATACAGCACACCATTGCCAACGTATTACGACCCCAAGACAACTGCCCTCATCGGGTTTAGTGCCGGGGGCTTGGACGTTCTAAAGAACTACAGAAAGGACTACGCATTTGTGGGACTGATTGACCCAAGCACACGGGAGAAGTTTGTATCGGTAGAGTACGGAGTAAACACTCACATGATGTACAACAACAGAAACTGGGGGACGAGCAACAAGAGTATGCGACCCGTAGCAGAGCAGATAAACAAGACAGGGGGCGATGCTAAGTACGTTAACTTGCCCCACGCGGATATACCAAAACAATTTTTTAATACATACTTTCATGAGTAAACTAACAGCATTTATCTTATGCCTCGCATTGTGCGGGTGCGATGAGTATCAAACACAAGAGCAAGTCAACAGGATTCAATTCAAGGACTACAACTGCGACAACCACGCATCCTTGTCAATAGTTGCCGTTGACTCGATTGAGTTCCTAATAAACCACCGAACCGGACATATGGTGAGGATAACAAAAGGAGGTGAGCAATGAAAGCAATACGCAGATGGTACTATAGAATGTTCCATAAAGAACGATGTTTTAAATGTACTCTTGAACAAAGACGTGGTAAATACGACCCCATATCTATATGGTATCATAGTTATTTGGGTGCAGACTGGTGGTTGATAAGTAAAGAGGAATACGAAAGAGACAAACAGGTTATTAAAATAAAAAAACGACCATGAAAGCAATACTTGAATTCAATCTACCCGAAGACCAGTCCGAATACGAACTATGCAACAAGGCTCTCGACATGAGGATAGCCCTCGATGGGGTCAGAGAGTACCTCAGAGGCAAGGTAAAGTACGACACCCATGACGAGAAGAAGTGGGAGGCGTACAATGAGGTGTACGAACAATTCTATGAAATCATTAACAACTATAACATAAAACTATGATCAACATCTCTAACAAGCCATCCAAGCAAGTGGAACACTTTCAAGGAACAATTACAATGTCATTCCCCGGTATTAAAAACAAGGAATGGACGTTCACGGTCTTGCGTACCACGAACGGAATCACTACCTTTGACGTGGAAATCGATGAAAAACAATTCAATGAACACTTTGAAGACTACAAGGAATCGGTTGCGTTCTGTGTTGAGACTCTCAAGGAAACCGTCAAGGCAAACTTGGCTAAAGAACAGGCAGACTGGAAGCCGACCGCAAAATAAGATAGAGTATGAAGGTGAGGAATAAGAAGTGCAAAATCTGTAGACAGGAGTTTATTCCGAAGTACAGCACGATGCAAGCAACGTGTGAGAATATCGAGTGTATGCTCACCTATTCCTCCAAGCAGAAGGATAAGAAGATAAAGAGAGAACTCAAGGAAGTAAAGGAGCGGAACAAGTCCGTCTCCCAATGGCGCAAGGAACTACAACAGGTGTTCAACCAATTCATCCGGGTCAGAGATCAGGGGAAGGGTTGCATCAGTTGTGGTCGGCCATTGCAAGGGAAGTATGATGCCGGACACTACTACTCCGTGGGGTCTTATCCAAACCTAAGGTTCCACGAATGGAACGTACATGGACAGTGCGTATCGTGTAACCAGCACAAGCATGGTAACTTGCTTGAGTACGCCATCGGCATCGAGAAGCGAATTGGCAAGACGAAGTTGGAGGAACTGAAATCCATCCGCAATGGACGACTGAGCCTCCCGCTTGACAAGATAAAGGAATTGATATACGAGTATAAGGACAAGATAAGAGAACTAAAAAAATGATAGACCCACCGACCTGGGAAGACCTGGGATATGCTAACTTTGAATAATGGAAAAGACCAAAAACATCTACACCCTGATCATCCTCGGCCTGTCCGTTGTGATCTTATGCGGAGTGTTCTTCCTCGTCTTCCACATGGGGACGGTCGAGAAGAACTCCGAGAATGAGAACATAGCCATCGAGAGGCTACACGAGATTAACAAGGAGTACCAAGCACAGATGGACTCCAACACCGTGGTCATAGCCGCAACCAAGGCCGCCCTTGACTCATTCATGGTGCAAGACCAACAGCAGTTCCTTGCCGAACAGGAGCGCATAGCCAAGTCACAAAAATTTGTTTCACGAATACCCCGAATGTCCAATGATTCACTCAAGACTCTTTACATTAGCTCTTGGAATTATCTTCTTGATGAGTACCGCAACGGTCGCCTCATCCCAAGTAACTGATACACCTCAGTTAAACCGAGAAGCCCAAGAGGTTGTATCAGCCGCCGCTGAAACCATCCGCAACAACAAGATTACCATGGAGGCCCGGTCAGAGCGCATCAAGATGCTCCGTGACCAACTCACAGCGTCTCAACAGGCACTCGACCTTGCCCTTGAGAATGGTAAGCTATGCACCACGATCAGGAAGAATCAGGAAGCAGAGATTGAATTCTTACAGGCTCAGTATGCCGAGGCCCGGAAGGAGCAGAAGTCCGAGAAGAGAAAGAAGATATTTTGGAAGTGTACAACCATTGTAACTTCCGCAGCAGCATTATTCTTTTATGTGTTCTAAGTTGTTATAGTTGTTTATTGTTGAAATGGGAATCTAACGTGGTTCCCATTTTTTTTATTCAAGAAAGTTGCATAAATTTGCCACGCATATTACGTTAATTAAACCAATCAATATATGTCATTACAGAAAGCACTAGAAGTATTAGAACTGCCCGAAGAATTAGGTCAGTTCGATGGTCAAATCAAGACCCGCACACAGCGTCAGGCGTGGATCTACGAGGTTACAGACATCTCGTCCTCCCCCACCCGCGTGTACTACACCCTTGGGTTCGATGATCCGAAGACAGACGCATTCGGAATGTATCCACTGAACTACCTTGCCAACTCCATCCATCAGGCCGGGTACATCTACGAGGGAATCAACGAGGAAGGAACAGCCGTTCTCACTCGCCCCGGTCAGTTCGTTAAGCACGAGGCTCCAAGCACACTTGCTGGGCAGAACGTGTACTACGTATGGTCACAGATTCAGGCAACAGATGCCGGGTTTGAGTACCTCCTTGAGCCGTATGAAACCGTATGGAAGGGAGTGGTAGACGATATGAAAGACCCTATGATTCGCATCGGATACAAGTCTCGTCTTGTAAAGAAAGGCCCCGATGGTAAGCCAATGGTTGCCTGGACATCACGCTACGCAATCACTCCTAAGCGCCGTCTGCGCCGTTCTGAATTCCTTCAGGTGGCTAACATGACCATGGAGGAGTTCATCTACAAGACACGCTGGACTTACAACCGCGTAGTAACCGACTCTGATACCCACATCAACAACATTGCTATGGACATCGAGCATATCGGTGCAGACCAAATCAAGAGCGTGTTCTACATCAACGGACAAGACGCGCAGACCTTCGACTACAAGACCCTTATCAACTCGTTTGATAAGACCTACGATGGTTACATCTGGTTATACAGACTGAACAACGGCCCAGGAACGGTGGTGGACAACGTGTACGGAAGTACGCTCAACATCGGAATCAATCCTATGGCCGACTCAACAATTAAGGTAGTGTCAGGAACCACAAACACTTGGGATAACAACACCAAGACCCTGACCTATAATCCAAGCCTAAGCTACGAGGCGCAGATCGTTGCCTACGCTGAGTTCTCTCCTGCCGGGGGCAAGAACGAGAATGCAGGGCGCATCTACAGCCTTGAAAAATACACCGAAGGGTTGTTCTAGTGTGTGATTTAGATTGTGCAATGGTGGGGACAATTTGTCCCCACTTTTGTTTACCCCTTTTTCCACCTTGTAATGTGGATGTTCTTAGACAGGGGACGAATCTTGATGTACACGCCATCCCTTGACCGGGAATCACGCGACCCTCTCTCGTTGGTGTTACCCTCGATAGTTCTTATCGAATGCTCTCCAATCTGATCCACAATCCCGGTATGCCCGATGCCTTTGTACCTTGCTGTGTTCTTGAACTTTGAATACGACAGGGTCATAACAAGCACGTCCCTACCGCTGTAGGTTTGATAGAACCTTCCGTCAGTAAAGATTACATCCTTCTTGTTATAGGCCGAGGGTGACCATCCCGATATCTTATTCTCCACGCCGCAGTCATCGAGTATGGCGCGGACAAAGAACGCACACCAAGCATAGCCGGGCTTCCACCCGACAGCGGACATCATCTTCTGAAGCTCCCAGTCGTTGAAGCCCTGATTGTTTCCTCCCTTCTCCTTTACTCCAACGTAAGAGGCGGCATTGACACGGACACAGTAGCCGTCATTATAAGCCATAGGATAAACAGGAAGCACAAGAAGAGTCCAAAGTAAACACAGACATATAATACGATTCTTTGCCATGGCGTTGATGTATAATCTAAGTCACTCTTGGCGCGGCTTGAGTAGAAGTAATTCTGCAAACCTCTGAAGTTAAAGTACCCGCCAAGGAATACCACAAAGTTACCAAAAATTAGTATAAGTGCGGCGAGAATTACTTGCTGAATGTACTCGATGGAGATGAGTCCGTCACCAAAGTACTCCGAGCTGTAAGACCCGGCGAGAAGGAACAGGAAGAAGACGACAGGGATAGACCAGATGCCGTCGAAGAGTTGCAGTTTGCGTAGGATGTTTTTCATATGAGTGTTAAATTTAATTGCGTAGCCGCGTATATGTATGCGTCTGTGTTAGCATCGAGCGATTGCCCCCAGGTCTGATATGCATCCCCATCAATAGAAAGACTACCACTTATAATCGCATTATTATCGCCATCGCTTAACACGTATCCGAATACGGCCTCGGTATCAAGATTGTCAAACTTAATAGTTAGAGTCAGCCGTGTGGCTTGTTGTTCTTGTCCGTCCTTCCAGACTGATAATGGTTGAATTGATTTCATATTTATGTTCTTTCTAAAAGTATTGAGGTTGATACGACACCACCAGATTGTGAGCCTGAGTTAGAACTTTCTATTACAATTCTATCACCAGCGGCTACGGTTAAGGTATTTGTTGTATCACTTAACGTAAAGTTTGATCCATTGGCCTGTACGAAGGTTACAGAAATACTTGAGTTTACTCCATTCTTTCTTATGGTCATAGTAATAGTTGAAGTAGAACCAGCTGCTGCACCAATTCTCACATAAAAATTCTTTAGTATACCAGCACATGGCATTATTACAACCCTGTTGTTTTCCAATGCTCCACCAACACTACCAGTAATTGACCAATAACTTGTACCAGTTGTATGTGTTATATTGTTAGGCGAAGATGCAAACACAATAGAGTCGCCAGCTGGTTTACTATTAAACGTAGTCCAGTCAGCAGCGGTTAAGAATCCAGGCTGTGAGGCCGTAGCCTTTTGTCCATTCGTGTAGTCAATGGATATCAAACCACTTCCGTTATCATCAAAGTCAGAAGCAGTAAACGCGGCCGCGCCCTTGGTTGATCCGTCAGCAGCGGCATTGGCTATAGACAATGTTCTATCCGCACTCAAGTCCCCGCCCCCGGTTAGTGGAGGCGTGGTTGAAATGGAGCGAGTCGTTGGAACCAATGTGCAATCTAGATCAGGGAAGGTATAAACCCTGTCCGCTGTGTTACTTGATGTCTTTAACGTAGTCTTCCATTGACCATCATTTTTCCACTTTATGTCACCATTTGAGTCAGCCCATAGCACCGTGCTTTGCCCTGTGGCTGTCGCATCCGCACTTTGATGCTTCATGTGTAGATGACCATTCCCCGCAGTTCCTGTAATGTACACACTCTTAGTGCTTAACTTGAATGTGTCCAAGTCTACGTCTTGTGTGGCTCCAGTATATGGAACATAACCAGTCAATGATGGGAAGGTTTGCAACGCCCCGGTTCCATCTATGTACTGAGCGCTTGTCCCATTAGCTGATATGGCCAAGGTTCCCGACGTGGTAATAGGATTGCCACTTACACTAAACGCAGGATTTACAGGGGTTGGGACCGACAAGTCCACGGATGTTACCGTGCCGCCTCCACTAGGAGTAAACTCTACCACATTACCGCTTGAATCCACACCTAACGCCCATACAGGGGATGCAGGGAAGTTAGCAGGGGTTTGGCCGTATTCATTGAATTGAATTTGACCCTCGCCATTCTGCCCCCTTAGTGTTAAAACAGTTTTTATTCCAGGAGCCAAAGGCCCTGATCCATTTGCTGTCGTAACACTGAAAGCCATGTCTGCGCTTTCGACACCCGTTGTGATGTTTGAATAATAAGATGATATATTAGCACTAGCCGTAGGCACAATGCTGTTATTATCATTTAATTGAAACACTAACGAATTACCGAAACCAACGCTAGGAGATCCTCCCCCAACAACTGTGTCTCTAACTAATCTAGCCGTCTCTACGACCTGATTAAGATAAATGTCATTTCTTGTAGTACCGAGAAGAGACAACCCAGGAGAGATTGTAGTAATTGATTCAGAGGCTGACTCTATATACATTCCTAAGTTACTAGAGTCTATTACGATACCTATATTCTTCCCCTCTAACAAGGTTGTATCCGCCTTTATTGCCGCCGCATAATCGCCTGTGGTGCTTGAATCTAACGAAACTTGAAGTACAGCCCCATAAGCAGTATCTATAGCGCTATTGGTTGGGTTTCCTCTTAATGCTAACTTAAACGTGTCTGTATAAACGTAGCGATCTATTAGGAACGGAATGCTTGTTTCACTTCCCAATGGCGCACCAAGCATGAACGTGTCGTTGACTGGCACAGTATCTTTGTAGATACCTTGGTTAGAGTCGTATACTCCTAGCGCTGGAAAGTTTTGCAACGCCCCGGTTCCATCTATGTACTGAGCGCTTGTCCCGACGCCTGTAACGGTCAAGGTTCCTAGTGTGGTGACAGGGCTGTTTGTTACCGTGAAGGCGGGTGGCATCGAAAGACCTACGGATGTAACCGTGCCTGTACCTATAGTAATTGTTTCAAATTCTACACGACCCTTGTCACTTCCGGTCATACTCTTTAAAGTCAAGACCTGGCCAACCGTTGCTGTATTAGCGGCTACATTGGTAGTTGTTAAGGTAATACATGGAGTTGTCGTGCTGAATGAGCTATGTATACCCAAAGATAAACCTACGTTAATGGAGCTAGTGCTATGGGTTAAACTCATTAATTTAGTTCCAAACAGAGCGGACTTCATGTACAACTGATTGTACGTAATAGATCCATCTCTAATATCGGTATCTCTAGTCTCCATCCAATTATACCCAGGATTAACATCGTGATGGGTATAGGTAGGCGCTGTTGGACTTATTGGAGTCCAATTGTTATACGATGTTTGAGAAGTTAAAAAAGTGTCCGCTATAGAGTTTGCAAAAAAACCATCAAGAGCATTAAACGTCATGCTGTATGTGCTAACTCCGTCAACCGTTGTGTCTTGAACAAGAGGACCGCCTAATTGGAAATTATTCGGGTTTGGCGTTGGAGTTGTTTGAGGGCTAAGTCCATTATCTACGGTATAAACATTTGGAGTTGGAATAGTCGGGAACGTCTGCAACGCTCCAGTCCCATCTATATACTGACCACTTGTTCCTGCCCCTGTCACGGTCAATGTGCCCGACGATATGACGGGACTATTTGTAACCGTAAATGCAGAAGGCATTGAAAGGCCAACAGATGATACAGTGCCTGTCGCGGCTGGGGCATACTCAACGTGACCAGAAGCAGTTAACGAAAGAACCCATCCCGGAGAGGCCAAACCTATCAGCGGAGTGTTGATGTCAATGTAACCTGCCGTTACAAGTATCTGCTGAGTCCCCGCGTTCATAGCCGGACCAAACGCGTCTACCTCCAAAGATCCGCCGGGACCGTTGATGGTAAACGATGCATTGTTATCAAACACAAAGTCGTATCCACCTCCATCAATTGTGTTGTCCTGATTGAGGTTGGGGTTTATGTTCAATGTGTCCTGCCACCCTTGTACGAGTGAGCCACCCACGCTTGTGAAATCGATACAGAATTCTGTACCTTCAACAAACGGAGTCCCCGCAGCATTTAGCTCTATAGCATCAAAACCAGCAGACCCTCCTCCGCTACTATAATTAGAAAGCTGTAGAACAGCATACACCGTGGGGTCTGTCTTACTAAATAAAAACACCCACGATCCGTCTGGTATAAGAGGGAAGAAGCCGGAGAAGTTTTGATTGTTCCCTGTTATATCGTTAAACCTGATTAAGCCAGGGGTTCCATAAGTATAATCAAACTCACCAGTAAATCCCGAATTTCCATAGGTATACTGAATCGCACATTCCGGCTCTGTATTACCACACTCGCAACATCCCTTGAAGATGGATGTTACAAGCAGTCTGTATATCTCAACGGTCTTTGCCTGAACGGTGGTTGCAGGGTCTTGGAAGTTCAGCGCAGTAAACGCATTGCCGCCGACCTGTAGAATTGTATATACCGTGAATGTAAACGCTTCCCCGCCTACCTGTGAGATGGTTATCGAGTCATATCGGTAGGAGATGTAGGTCGGACTCTGTGGGAGAATCTGACTCATCGAACGGACGTAGGTGTACGGAGGTGTAGTACCATTCAAAAACGATACTACATCGTTGCCTTCTACCTGTATTCTAGTGATTATCGGGTTTGCCATTATTTACATTCTTCTTCAGTCGCGAAGGTACAAAATTCGTCGAGACTTTTGTACATTTTCGCATACTTAGAAGTGGCAAATTTATCGCGCCATTCCATCTTGACACGCGCCCACTCTGCCCCGGTGCGAACAGGCTGTTGCTTGCGCTCCTCCTTAGGCCCGGAAAAGATAAAGTCAATCACAGACTTCTTGCTTGGACGACCGCCGTTCTTGCGCTTGTTCTCTATCATCACCTTTACCTCTTGCAGCTTCTCGTGGTTGGCATCTTCGAGCAACTCAACTAACTGACGAAGGGAAACACACGAATCCAAACGTCCGCGTGTTATGACAACCTTCTCACGAACTGGCGGATCGCTGTCGAGGAACTTGATATCAAACCCAAGTTCACGCATAGCGAAGGTAAGGGCGAGAAGGTCTGCCTTGATTTGCGCGGTTCCCCGGTTGGGAACTGAGGGGTAGATGGCGGAGTGCCAGTCAGTTCTCTTCTCATCGTTTATATAAATAGACGTGTTGCTTATAGCATAGTCCCCGATGCCTCTTTCAACCAACACATACGCATCGGGAAACTTATTCTTTAGTTCCTTAATTAGTTCTCTATATTCACCTAATTCGTGCGGGGTCGGGTCCGCGATCATCAGTTCAATCATATCGTTTTGTTGAGATGCAAATATATGAAAAAACCCCCAGCCGTTGCCGAGGGTTTAAACAACAATAACTTAAACACTATGTACTACTATTACCAAAACCTGGGGCGAAGATATATGCACAGTGTGCATGATGCAAAATTATTTTGTATTAATTAAGAAATGTCATATATTTGCCTCGCAAGTTCGCGCACAAACGTGCAGTCGGGAGACGAGAACTTTGAGGGCGGGCTGATCACCGCCCTCTGTGTTTTATAGAAGGTACAATCGGGAAGATGTCGTAAAACTTAGGCTTTCTTTTTCTTGGCCCTCTTATAGTGGCCATAAAGAACTACAACAGACACCGTACAGGCAAGGAGGAGAGACGAGATGCGGAATAACCACTCCGCCTGCTCCTGCCAGGATACAATAGAGGCGAACACGGTCAGTAAAACCGAGCTTATTCCTCCTGTATGTCCTACGTCGTGATGCATTGTGGTTACAAATATAGTCTATCAGTCGAGTTCCTTTTGTAAATCCTTCAACTTTTTTTCGTAGTCTTTAGCGGCGTCTTCAATAGTAGGCGGGATGCGCTTTCCAAGGGCTTTGAAGTACTCATAAGCGGCTGCGTCTTTAGCTAACCTGGTCAGATCGCCTATGCTGTCAGATATCCTGTCTCTCTTTTTATTCTCAAGCGCAATGCGTTCTGACTCCTTGTCGAGGTCCGCCTCCTGTACACCCTTCTTGACGGCCTGTGCCCTGGCCTCTTCGAGTTGACTGTCAGTGAGCTTCTTAAACTTAGCCGTCTCCATGTCTTTGTCCTCAGCCGGCTTAGTAGCTGAATACACGTCGAGAATAGCGGTAGCCTTCTTACGGTAGTTTACGTTCAGCTGTATTAACTCTTCGTCTGATAAAGGAACCGCAAACGTATCCTTCTTGATGTCTGGCAATCCCTTAGGCTTGTATTCCTTCATCATACTAGCAGTTTCTGGGCTATCAAACTTAGGAGCAACCTTCTCATTCTTGTACACGTTGACGCCGGCACCAAGGAATGCATACGCACCCAGGAATGCGCCCTTGAGGTTGGGCTCCTCCTTGTATATCTCGGCGAGTGTGCTGCCGATCATAGGAACAACACGCTCCTGTAACTCATCGCTCCAAATAAAGTCGTTGCCATAGGCGTCCACACGCTTGCCGTCCTCCTCGTGCGTGGTAAGGTATCCTACCAAAAGACTGGCTGTCGGGTGTAGCTTGTTCTTGGCAAACTCTGCCATCAAGCCACCACGTGTAGGCGTGTTATAATCTCCTAGCTTTTTCTCTTCACCACCGCGCACCATAGCCTCGTTGTAAAGACGGGCCTGTAAAACGATGTGCTGGATAAAACCACCCCAAGGGTCTACGTATATGCTACCCAATCGGATCTTACCAAACTTAGAGCTAAGCGGGTTCATATCAACCTCGATCTCGTCTTCATCGTCCTCGTTAGCCTTTTCTGCAACCATCTTAACGACTCCTGCGGTAACAACAAACCATACGATCCAGTCGCGCATAGCCATCTTTTGAGCCACCGACGGCATTAATGTGCCCTTGTCCTTTAAAGTCAAAAGGAATATAGGAAAACCGATAGTTGATGTTTTTAACTGAGACGCCCAGTTCTTTGGCGAGTAGAATATCTTAGACAAAAGCCCAGCATTCTTTTCCAATGGACCAAGTGACGAACGTCCCGTAAAGCTATTAACCTCGTTTGCCACAGCCTTGAATGAGTCTGGATCGGTCTCAAAGGTCTTTCCCCTGTCCTGCAACATTTTTTGACCGTCAAGGTATCGAAGTACGCGCATGGTGTTTAGATATCCAATACCAGCACGTTCAAACGCCTTGAATGGGTTTGCCTGGGCAACCCGAGTATATCCCTTGTCGCCAAACATCTTGAAAGGCAACACAAGGTAGTCCCACATCATATTACCCACGCCACCCAAGAAACCCTCTTCCTTTTCAGAAAGCGATGCGTCATATTCAGACAAAGACAGTCCCGCCTTTATCATCTCCTCGTAGTATGGCTGGGCCTTAATAAACTCACCCCACTTACGGGCCTTACTCTCGCTAAGAAAGTGTTCTGCTGTCTTAGTAAAAGATCTAGAGGCATGCACGGGGTGTGACACGGTCAACTTCAATCCCTGCACAAGTACTGCGGACAAGTCAAAGGTGGCCTGCAACAAACGAGAGATTTCCCAGAAACCACCCATGTTGTCCCAAAACTTGGTAGGACTGTTCTGTTTCTTGATCCTGTCAAGCTCTTTGTCGAACTGGTTCTGTAAGGTCTGACGCTCTGCACGCAGCTGTGCCAACTCCTCGTCCTCCTTAACTTTCTTTCGCTCCTGTTTGGTGAAGTCGCCCTCTGCAAGTCTGCGCTCCAGCTCTGTGATACGCTTCTGGGCGTTCCGCTTGGCGTTTATAAGCCTCTGCGCGTCGGCAATGCCTGCCGCCTCATATGCGTCCTGTATGTCTAGCTTTAACTGCTCCTCCTTGTCGGTAAGTTTTGCCCTCTCCTGTGGATTCTTGGCCTTGACTATCCCCCTGCGGATGTCCTCAAGTCGAGACTCCATGCGCCCGATGTTGCGGAGCCTTCCGATCTCACGCTGCATGTCGTCGCGGGTCAACGAACGCTCACGGCCGTAGCCGCTTATCGCGTCGCGTATCTGGCGGTCTGTGGCGTTGGGATACTTCTCAGACATGCGCTCCCTAACCTTGGTGACCAGGTCGTTCATGTCCGCAACGCCGTTCTCTACGATCTCACGGATCAAAGAGGACGGGATAGATATCTTGCCAGGGGTCACGCTCTGGAACTGGTCCTCTACAGCCCTCTTGTCCGCGTCGGACAGGGACTGGAACCATGGCTCTGCACGCACCGTGGCCAGTGCCGCGTCGAGTGCCGCGTTTGATGCCGCTCCAGACAGGCTTGCCTTGGACACAAGCGACGGCTTGTTCTTTATGTTCTTTACGGCGTTGGCTGCCGCGTCTACAATCTTGGACCACGTGCCCTTGGGCATGTTGATGGGCTTGCCGTTTGAGTCCTTAAACGACACCGACTTGCCCTTAAACTTCAGCACCTCAGCGGCCGCATCGTTGGTGTCCTTGAGGTCAATGTTTGCGAGCTTGTCTTCTGCTGCCGCCTTCTCTATCTCGGCTAGGTTTCGGGCATCCTCGGCCTCTTGTGCGCGTTGCTCGGCCTCTGCTATCCTCTTGTTTAGTTCCTTAATCTGCTCGTCTAGTTTGCGATACTTTTCCTCTACCTCAGCAGGTATGTAGCCGAAGTTTGCCTTCTTGTACTCGTTGATCTGGTTATCTACAGTGTAGTTGAACAGCGAGTTGCGGTAAATGTCCTTGAGGGCGTTGTTGAACTGACCGCCTGCGGTTGCCACGCCAGAGAACTCCTTAATCATCCTGGCCTGCAATTCAAGCAGCTCGTTCTGCGCGTCTACGTATTCCTGTGGGCTGAGCGAACTGTCCTCCAGGTTGGTGAACCTCGCCGTCTCCAACCTGTCAATGAGGTCCGCGTAAACGTATGCGGCAGTAGCGTCTTTTATCTTGAGGTCCATGAC